GGAACACCTGTAGATGTTTTATTTGAAAATGCTTGATATTCAGATCTATTTATTTTTGTAAGTGGTGTATCAACACTAGATGCATTTCTATAACTTGCTTCTAGAATATCATCAACACCGTAAACTGAAGTTGGACTTGAAGTACCATCAGCAGATGAACGATACATTACATATTCTGATTGACCATCAACTAATGTAATAGAATTATTTTTTACTTGCCAATAATGCAAACCTCTATTAGCCCATTCTTGAAACATTATGTTTAAAGAACGTCTTGCAGTTTTTATATCATTACCAGAATAATCAAATCGACCTACACGTTCATAGGCTTCAGTGATTATATCATCAATATAAAAACTTGATTCAAAAGTTGTTGTTCCAGAGGTTGCCATTAATCCTCCTATTATTTATCAATCAATACAGTTGCTTTTGCACTTGTAATTGCACTGCAAGTCATTCCACTATCAAATAAAATTCCGTCTTCAGGCATGTTAAATGAAAAAACATCTCCTGGAGGAACATCTGCAGTAAATTGAGTTCCATTAACATCTTGTAAAGTTATAGATCCAACTACTGTTGTAGAATTTGCTGATAGAATAATTCCTCTTAATCTAGTTCTACCTGCAAAAACTTGAGCTGCTGCTGTAATCTGTACCGCTTTTACATCACCTTTAGCTGCCATAATTTTTCTCCTATTAAAATTTATGTGGGCCCAAAGGCCCACATTAATTATTTATTAACTTAGGTTATTGTTTTGAACATATCTAACAGTTATGAAACCTTCACCAGCACCTGTGTTAGTGTTAGTTACAAGAATTCTTCTGTCAGTAGTTCCAACATCTGCCCAGTTATTAACTCTAGTTGCATCAGCGCCAGCAGTTGCAGAAATTATTCCTAATGTTCCACCTGCTACAGCAGCTGCTGCTGTTAATGCAGTTGCATCACCAGTCCAACCGATACCAGCTGTAGAAGCTGCACCATCCCAAATTACATCTACTGATAATTCAATAGCTACGATTTGTGAGTTTGCAGGAATTACAATGTTAGTTGTACCATCAGCTTGAGTCACTGCTTGTGATTGACACATAACAACTTGACCAGTGTTTTTTACATCTGAACCTAAAGTAGTTCCAGTTGTGTTTTTAATTGTTCCGGCTAATATTGGTCCGGAAAATGTAGTATTTGCCATAATTATATCCTCCTAGTTTATGAATACTGTCTCTAGGCCGTCGACTATACTCGTCAGTATTCTAATTAATTGTATAGTAATAAATTTATATACTAGATTTGTATAGAGTGCAAGAGATCCCTAGGAATTGATAACGTTTTCAGCGATGTAAAGTCCTTAATTAACCAGCGTAAAGATGTATTTCACCATCTAACGGATTGGTTCGGACTTGCTCTTCCTGTTGCCTGATGATTGATCTAATTACTGTTTTAATCTCATCACCAATAACAGACATTTCAGCGGTAATTTGTCCTTTGTTTTCAAGAAACAACTCGTTCCATCTAGATTCGAGCTTGAGTTTCTTCGCGAACAATACCATGTTGTCCTGAGCCATTATTAACCTCCTCATAGGTTATGTAAAAATCACTAGTAGTACTATGGTACTCTAAGTCATTTACTTCCCAATTTATATCGGATTTTCCTAGAAAGTCAATAATAGGTTTATTTAGCTCATCGGCATTATTTATTTCTTTATCGCTTTCTATTTCAAATTGAGTTTGAAGTTTTTTTGTAAAAATTTTAACTAAGTATTTATTCATGGTTTTTTCTTTCTATATACTAAATGAGGCGGGATTGTGTCCCGCCTCAAATATTTTAATTATTATGCACCTTCAACGCCGAAGATACCTCTATAGTCAGAAACTCCAAAAGAGTATCTTTCTCTAGCTTTGTATCTTACGTTGCCAGTATCGAAGTCACCTTCCATAGCAGTTTTAATAGCTGCTCTTTCAAAGTACTTCATACCATTTGGCACGTCAGTAATAATGTAGAACGCATCTGGGTCTGTTAAGAAATTGTTCACTCTGTAACCTTGAGGAACCATTCCCATAGAAACGATTGCGTTAACATCATTGTCAGCAGTTCCGACTCTACCTTGAGACTTCATCAATCTCTCTGCAGTAAATTGTAACTCAGAAGGAATAATCATTTTTACTCCTCTAGCTGCAATTTTTAAACCTCTTTCATCAGTCATTGCCGCAATATCAATTAACGACTGTTCTAATGAAGTTTCGTTTAAGTCCGCTTGAGTTGTTAAAGTGTTTTTAACAGTACCTGCGATTGTTGGGTGAGAAGTGTTAAATAATGAAACACCATCACCTGAATCGAAAGCATCGTTAGTTGGTAGACCGTTAATTAACGGTGCAACTGCTTTAACTTGTTTTGTGTTCGCCATAGATCTAGCTAATGCTTTTGTGTATCTACTAGCAAGTCTGTCATACAAGTTATCTTCAATCGCTTCTTCAGTGATTGAAAACGCTAAAGCTACAGTCTCGTGAGTGTATCTAGCAGTGTATGTCTCTTGAGCATTGTCAAAAGTCACGCCAGCACCTTCAGACTTAGTCTGTGCTTGAGCAAAACCTGATAACATAACTTCTTCTTCAAACGCTCTGTCTGAAGATTCAGTTGTGTAGATCTCAGCATGCTGATTCTCATAACGTTTATATTCCAAGCCGAATAGTGCATTCAAACCTGGCTCTAGTTCTTTAACTAGTTGTCCTCTACTTATCGCCATAATTTATCTCCTATTCGATTAGATTCCAGTTGTAGATTTTAAGAAGTGCTCATTAATCTCGACAACCATGTTTACATTAGCAGAACCAATGTCACTGTTGTCAGGATCTTTTGAGAAACCTAATAATCTTAACTGAGCGGTTGTTGATACACCAGTAGTTTCACTTAGCTCTACTTTTGAAACGTAGTTAGCTGAGTCACCTGCTGTGTACTCAATGTCGTAGTTAAAAAATACAGATGCTTGTGTAATAGCATTTGTACCATTTGATTGTATTTCGAACCTTTCATAAGGATCGTCACTTACAAAAGCTACAATATCCGAAGCGTTAACTTGCGAATAGTGGTTCGCCCATGTAGGTTTTTTAGTTGTAGGATCAGTATAGAATACACCGTTTAATGAACCTAGCAAAGTCACATCTGAAACGTTTGCACAATCTATTGTTCCTGCCGCAGTTGCTTTAACTGGGTCATTGAAATAGATAGTAGTCGAGTCATTTGCTGCGATACTATATTCACTTAAACCTTGGTTGTCTCTATTTTGACCTACTTTTCCAATCGGTCTTAGACCGAATGCAGCATCTTTATTTGCCATAGTAGTTGTCCTCCTTAGACATAGTTAGTTTAAGTGTACTCTGTTGGGTAGGAATCGTTAAAAAATTAACTTTTCTTTGTACCACCAAAAGTTACACGAGTTTGCCTATCAATATTGATCGGCATACTTGGGTGCTGCTCCTTCATAAGATCGTTATCTACTGCCTCAACATTTTCCTGAGCTTGTTTTTTATAATACTCAGAACGTTGTTTTGCGATCTCTTCCGGTACCCTTGCCAGCACAAGGCCACCAACTCCGATTACTCCCTTATATTTGCCGTCTTCTACATGTGGATAATCAGCGTCTGGATATTCATCAGCTCTTACTAATTCATATCCTGATCTTATTCTTCCAGCGATATTTTTAGTATCGTTGAATCCTAAGCTTTCAGCTCTTAACCATCTATGTACAAAACCTGTTGGCGCAGGGGGTGCATCTAAAGATGATGGTGGAGTCCAAACTTTTTTTCGAGATTCTTTTTCTCTAGTCTGACTCGCACGCGAGGTTCTTATATCGTTATCGTTTTCCATATGCTTATACCTCCTTCGTGATATTTAATTGTTTCGCATATTCTTCAAGTGGCACACCTAATTTTTTAGCGATTGCTACCTGTGATGGTGTGAGCTTCACAGTTCTGCGACCAGTTTTTGTACTTCTTTTTGCAGATGCAACTGTCTGTACCGGCTTGGCCGTTTCCGTAACCTCTCTTGTAGCAAATTTATGGGGAAATTCAAGTCTTATTCTTTTATCAATTTCTTCATAATATTCGTCACTTGATGGGTCAAAACCTTCCTGTTCAGTCAATTTTTTATGTAAATCAAAAGCAGTATAAGTCATCGCTGTATCTTGACCGAACCATGTATTTTTAGATGCCCATGATTCAGCTTTAGGATCAGGAGTTCCTTGTGCTGCTTCTTGTCTATTTAAATTGATTTCAGGAGTTCTAACTTCTGTTTCTCTTTGCTTATTATACTCTTCTTGTTGAGCTTTAGCTTCTAAGAATTTTGCTTGTTTGTAAGCATATTCTGAGATTAAAGATTGAGCTTCTACTTCAGCATTAATATCACCTGCTTCTCTAGCTGCAGCTAATTTTGATTTTGCTGCTTCTAAACCAGATTTAATTCCGTCTTCAGTAGTTTTTAAAAAGCTTGGTTCAATCTTAGAAAGTTTTTGTTCTGCTTTTTCTTTATCAGTTAAAACTGATTTAGCATAATACAAAGCTTCCTCTTTTTGTCTCTCAGCTTCTCTCCATTTTTTTGTAAGCTTCGCTATTCTTTTCTGAACGCTTTCAGAATATTGAGCTAACTCATCTTCTTTTGGAGATTCTTCTTTTGTTTCAACTTTAGTTTCTTCTTGTGGTTGTTCTTCAACAACTTCAGTTTTTGTTTCTTCAGCTGATGTTTCTATTTCTGGTGTTTCAGTTTCTTTAGAATCATTTTCTAATTCTATTTCAGCACCTGGACCAGATGTGTCGATATCGACA